GGAATGGAATTAAGCCGACAGTAAGAATGAGCATCATGGATTTTGAAAGCAGCATCCGAAAACCAGGAGGTGCAAAATGACAGTTTCTTTAGTGGATTACCATAAATATAGAAACAAGGTCTTAGAACTTGCAGAAGACCCTCAAATATTCGCAGATTGGGTAATAACCCATGCTCCAGAGGTCTATGACGATTATCTCATGGCTATGGGTAGAGATGATGAGGATGATTTTACCCCTCTGGGAATATTGGTTCAGAACGTAACTATAGAAGAATGGGAAAAGGTTCTTATCTGGGCTGAAGATCAGCCTTGTTTTGAGGACTTCCTAGATTACGTTTATGACACCTATTTCTTCGAGGAAAGGATGTTTAAAGCAGCATGACTAAGGATGAATCGATGTCGCCAAACGGAGGTAAGAAGATGACTACACAAACAACAACTCCTGCAAAACAGGAGGATAAACCAAAGAATATAAAGGAACTGCTGATGAGCGATGCGGCAAAAAAGCAATTTGCTCTAGCGCTTCCTAAGCATATGACCCCCGATCGCTTTGTAAGGGTCGCTTTGACAGCCTTAAACAAGACTCCAAAGCTTGCTGATTGCACCCAATCAAGTCTTTTAGCGTGCCTTCTTGATTGTTCGCAAATTGGCTTGGAGCCAGATGGCAGAAAAGCTCATCTAATCCCTTATGGCACTCAGTGCCAGCTTATTATCGACTATAAGGGGCTAGTTGACCTTGCAAGGCGTACCGGGGATATTTCCTATATCCATGCTGATGTGGTCTGTGAGAATGATGATTTCTCCTATGCTTATGGTAGTGAAGCCTTTCTTAAGCACACCCCAGCAACCAAAGACAGGGGAAAGACTACAAGAGCCTATTCTTTCGTCAAATTAAAGGATGGTTCTGAGGATTTCACTGTCATGAATGTTGACGAGATAAACGCCATAAGAGAGCGAAGCAAAGCTTCTAAGAGTGGTCCATGGGTTACCGATTGGGCTGAGATGGCAAAAAAGACCGTATTTCGTCGTCATTCTAAGTGGCTTCCTTTGTCTTCTGAGTTTCAGGAGGCTGTAGAGAAGGATTATGACGTGCCTAAGGATCTTGTAAAAGATGTTGTTGATGTAAAACCAATCGTTTTACCTGAGTTCAAAGAAAAGGAGGAGAAATGAGCATTCCAACTGAAAAAGAATTAGAAAAATTGAAAGAAGCTGAATTGAATGGAGATAGTGAGCTGTTTCATTGTGAATTTGATGATGCAGTGGAAAAAAAACTTATGGAATTTGATCCAGAATGGATGAAGTGGATGAACGATTACTATAACAAATCACATATGTCTAGGTGGTATGCTTAAAATGACAAAACAAGAGAAACCCAGATTCACGTTTGATCCAAAAGAGCATAAATACTACTTTGACGGGGTCTGGGTTCCAAATACAAGTTGGCTTCTTCAAAAGTATGGGATATCTGATATGTCAGGCATTCCTTTAAGAAGGCTCGCAGAAAAACGAGAAATCGGAATAGCGGTTCATAAAGCAACTGAATATATAGACGAGGGGAAATTTCCTACTAGCGAATTACCACAAGAAATTAAACCTTATGTAGATGCCTACATGAAATTCCGTGAAGTAACAGGCTTTGAGCCCAGATTCTCTGAAATACCCCTATATTCGGCAGCATGGAATTTTGCAACGACGCTTGATAGGCAAGGCAAGTTTGTGTGGGAAAACAAGGAAATCGAGGCAATTATTGACCTAAAATGCACTTGGAGCATTTACGACTCAGTTGGCCCACAAATTGCCTCTCATAAGATCGCATTTGAAGAGAATCACCACGATATAAAGATCGATAAACGCTTTGCCTTACAACTTAAAGAAAACGGTAATTACGAGGTACACTTGTTAGACGATCCAAATGACAGAAATGTATTCCTATCATGTGTAAATATCCACAACTGGAGAGTTAAACACGGTCTATTTAAAGCAGAGGAGATAGACAATGGAAAATAAAGAAATTAGCTCATTAGCAGTTATAGAGTCTAGTGTTTCAGAAATAAACGAGAAAGTCGCTGTCGTAAATATAAAAAACGACTTGGATTACAAAGATAGCGCCGAATTTCTCTTTGAGATCAAAAAGCGCAAAAGCATGATTGATGAGTTCTTTAACGATGACATAAAAAAGGCCAATGAGCTTCACAAGTCACTTACTTCAAAAAAGAAATCTCTACTTGATCCCTTAAAAATGGCTGAAAACTTCGTGAAACAGGCAAGAATCGCCTACGAAGACCAAAGAAACGTCATGAAAGCCAAGGAACAAGAGAAGGTAAACGAAGAATCAAAGCAGAAGGAAGAAAAGCTTTTACAGGAGTTTGAAGATAAAGCAAAAGAAGCGGAAGAAAAGGGAGATATTGAAAAAGCCAAAGAATACCGCTTGATGAAACAACAAGTATTTGTACCCACAGCAACCGTTGATTTACCTCTCCAGAACGGAAACGGCATATCAAAACGCAAAAGCTGGAGAGCAGAAGTGACAAATTTCATGGATTTAGTCAAAGCAGTGGCTAATGGTGAGGCCTCCCCCTTGTTCTTGCAAGCGGATCAGCAAGCTTTAAATGCGTTTGCAAGGACAACCCAAGGCACTCACTCTGTTAATGGGGTTCGGTTTTATGAGAATGTTACGGAGGTGGTGAAGTGAAGAAGAAAGAAGCTGTGACTTTTCTTAACCGTAGAGAGCTAGCGAGCAGGTTATTAAAAATGGAAAAAGATAAATCGGTTCATTATATAAAAATCATAACTGAACCAGACAGAAAAACTCTCGATTTTGTAGTTTCAAAAATACATAAATTTTGCAATGAATTTCCAAAAGAAGTAACTACTGAATGGCTTTCTGAATTAGACATTTTAGGATACTAATGACAAAACGCTACTACAACCGCAAAGGCGAACCAATATCCCTAATGGAATGGACAGTCCTGTTAGATGACAAAGATTACAGAACCATCAAGGCTGACACTCTAGAAGGTGGTCTATTTGTTTGTACTTTGTGGTTTGGGGTTGGTCATAAGGATAAAGATGGATCACCACTTATTATTTCAACTATGGTTTTTAAAGATTCTAAAGAAGCTGATATTGATTGCAGGCTTTATAAAAATGATGAAAAAGCCTTGGTTGGACATGATGAGATGGTGCGTGAATTAAGATACCTTTCTAAAAAAACGTAAAAAGGTGGGGGGTACCTTTGTTTAATTTTTTAAAAAGGTTTCAAATAAAACGTTATTTGACAATCAGAGGTCTAAAATGAGCGAAAAACCCGCAGTAAGTTCTGCATCGGTTGAAATCGGCATTGACTTTGATAATCATCCTATCGTCTTGGAAATAGTAGGGTTAACAAGATGGAGCAAAGAAGAAGTTTTGGGAAAAATTATCAGGCTTTACCTTTGGGCGGTCAGGTACAACGGTGAGCTAAAATTAAAAAAACCAAAAGTCGCCTTTCAACTAATCTCGGATGAAAACAACAGTCCTGACCACCTTTGTAAAGCTTTTAAAGAAGCTGGATTGCTAAATAGCGACAACGTGCTATACCTTTGTGAACCTTTTTTAAAAGTTATTAGACCCAAGCCTAGTATATATACTGACTATAATCAAGATATCAAGACGTACGAACGTAACGTACGTAACGTACGTAAAAGAAAAGAAAATTTAATAGTAGAGCCTGTGGATACTGTGGATAACTCAGAAAAAGAAGAGCTTTTCCTAACAGAAACACAGCTCAAAGAACTAAAACAAGTCATTGAAAACGTACACAAATTACCAGTTGGAAGCAGGGAAAATAACGAAATTTTTAGAAAGATTGTTTTGAGAATAAAACACTCTAAAAACGTTAAAAACTTAGTTGCTTATGGAATTAGTTTGATTGACAAGTTACCGAGAGAAAATGAATAGATTTAACAACAAAAATTACGATTCACACAAATGTGTTTGCGGGCATGAGTCATATCTCCATCACGAGGGAGTTGGGTGTTACCCAATCGCAGAGTATGGAAAAATTACTTATGCCTGTAAATGCAAAAAATTTCGAAAACGAAAAAGATACAAAGAGTTTTCCACAGGTTATTCAAAAAAAGGGGCTTATTTTGCGTTTTAAGACAGTTTTTAGTGAAAATTCGGCCCGATGTATGGATTTGGGGGATATCTTTCAATTACGGCCCAATTCTGGACGAATTTCGGGCTTTATAAACTTTGGTTTAAACCCAAAAATAGGCAAATGAAAAAAAATGTATGCAAATTTTGTAAAAAACCGATCCATTGGTTTATCAGTTTTGGTTGTTACAAGCCTCATAATCCTGATGGCACAAGACACAAATGCCTCACCGAAACAAGGTTATCTGTTAATCAATCAAAAGCCAAGAAAGATGCAGACTCTTGGGGAGTCGAAAGGGGATGCCCTGAAAATTAAAATTAACTTGGACGCTATCCGAGAAATCGAGTCAAGTGGCGTGGTTGTAGCTTACAACAAAAAAAGCCAAGCAAGAGGAAGTTATCAGATAACCCCTATCGTTTTGAAGAGTTGGAACCAAAGACACCCAAAAGAAAAATACACAGGACAGGATTTATTCATCCATGAGATCAATGAAAAAATTGCAAGTTGGTATTTGTCAGAAAGAATACCAGAAATTCTAAGGGCAAACAGAATACCTGTTAATGTAGAAAATTTGTTGATTTCTTATAATGCAGGATGGACTTACACGAAGGGCAAAAAGAAATTACCACAAGAGACAAGAGGGTATATTCAAAAATACAACAGGATGACGAAAAAATGAAAAAAAAGAAATGCCAAGAAAAAAGTAACATCGGAGAAAGCGAGGAAGAAATGAAAATGTCAGTAGATGAAAAAATTACTAATGTTTTATTACGGGTTGGACGTAGTTTTACTAGTGGAGGATTAAGCACTCTTGAAGCGAAGCATCAAATTGAAGCTTGCTTTGAAGAGAAATTTGAAGAACTTAAAAAAAATTTGGAGGAAGAGAAAATAAGAAAGGTTTTTTTTCAAGAGATGGCTTTTAAAAATAAAAAAACTATCAAAAGATTACGAAAAGATTTTAGAAATTACAAACAACTCCAAAAAGCAAAGATAGAAAAATTAAAACAGTAAAATAAATGACCTTCTACAAAATGAAACGAAAACCTTATGACGTTTGGTTCAGTTTTTTCATAAGATTTAGAGATAACTGGACATGTCAAATCTGCGGTTCAGCAGACATAGGACGGCGTGATAATAAGCCCTGGATTTTAAAAAAAGGCGCTTCAATTATTGAGTGTATGCACATAATTGAAAGAGGGAATAAATCCACAAGATGCAACGAAAAAAACGCCATTGCAGGATGCAAAAAATGTCACGAATACTACTCATTCAACAAAGAAAAATGGTATAAATGGTGCAAGAAAAATATCAAGCATTACGACATGTTGAGGTATAAATCAAAGAAAGTAAGTTTTGAGTATAAATACAAAGGGTTAACTGATAAACTTAAGCAAGAGTATATGTTTAAAACACTGGATTACGCTGTTCCGTCAAGGCGTTTGTGGATTTTGGGAAACAATCTTAGTAAGAAAAATTTAGCTGAGTATAACAAAGAAAAGAAGGGAAAGAAGTGAAAAAAACAATTATCATTTGCTTTTTATTATTTTTAATTTGCCAAACATCCTTTGCTTTTTACGGAAGAAGAGACAAGCCGATAGAAGAAGAAAATCTCCAAAAACACTGGCTTCAATTTATGGACGCTTCCACAGGAAAAACAACAAAGCCAATAACAGAAGAAGATTTGCTTGAAATGAATAACTGGGAGCTTGTAAGGCTTGCCTCACTAATAGAGCTTTTAGAGTTTTTTGACGAGAAAAATCTAGGCTCTGGTGAACTTAGAAACTCTACTATGAAAAAACTACTTCCAAAGAGGTTTCAAAATGAAAAGGAGTGAAAAAATGAGATATATCACGACAAGTGAGGTAGCACAAATTCTAAATGTTCACCCAATGACAGTTTTTAGATGGGTAAAATTAGGAACTATCCCAGGAGTAAGAATAGGGGGTAGATGGCGCTACAGAGAAGATGATATTTTTTCGATGAAAAACTACGAACCTAAGAAGAAAGGGAAGAAATGAAAAAAGAAATAATCGTGGGTATTGTTGGGGGTGTTCTGTTAACAGCAATATATCACCATGCAGATTTAAGATATTGGTTTATAAAGTCACTTGCTGGAAAATCATCTGTGGCTATTAACTGTGTTTTTAAGCCAAAAGAAGTCGTAATTAGAGATGGGGAATCTCTCATTGATTCGTGTTTATTTATCGATGGAACAAAGCTTTTGGTTTTAAAAGAAGAAGAGATAAACAATTTGCACATAGAAGAAACTGGGGATAATGAGGATGTAGTAAAAATGCTTTTGGATCAAAAAAGAAAGGAAAAAAATGAAAACACACTGGCTTGAGTGGAGTTTTAGCATAGCTGAATTTGTCAGAGAATCAAATCTCATAGAAGGCATTGATTGTCCTGCAGCAGAGCACGAATCTATTGAAGCATGGTATTGGCTAGTAGGACAAAAAGATCTACGCATGAAAGAAATCCTAAAACTACATAAGCTCATTATTCATCATATAGACCCAAGAATTGCAGGAAAACTAAGAAAGTGCAACGTCAGAGTGGGAACCTATATTTGCCCAGACCACAAAGACATAAAGCATGACCTAGAACATTTAATAGCACAACCCTTACCAAAAGATGCAGTTTACGCCCTAGCATGGCACAGAAACTTTGAGAACATTCATCCTTTTGAAGATGGAAACGGAAGAACAGGACGCCTAATCTATCTTTGGCATTGTAAGAGAGCAGGGGTGCATCCTTTGATTTTTAGGAGTAGGGACAAAAGAGGATATTACGGATTATTCAAATGAAAAACGCAAAAAACGCACAGGAAAAAAAATTTGAAAATCAACTTCTGATAATTGGCTTAGTAGTAATGAGCCTAGTCCTAACCGTTTTTTATTTTCTGCAGGAAAACGAACTACACAAACTTACAACTGACTATTCAGTAAATGAAGTGTCGCAAGGAAAGGTTACTTCGGGAGACATAGTATCAAGTGACTGAAAAAAGAGTAAATGAACTCATGGAGCAATTGTTTACAGGAAAAAACAAAAAACATTACGACCTAAAACGCGTGAGAGAAAAAATAAGAAAGGTGGTGAGAGAAATTGAAGCCGAAAAACAGGATAAAACAAAATCAAAATGACTGTGAAGCAATAGCAAAATGGCTGTACTGTAGATTAATTGAGAATGGCTATTACGGAGTAAGGCTTCTTGTTGCAAGGCTTGCTGATTCGGAAGGTAAGTATAGCGTCTGGGTGGTAAAAGAAGTAAATGGAGCAAAATACGCTTTAAGCAGGAAAGTCCAGGAGAAACTTTTCAACCAAAAACAATTCGGGAAAAAGCATTACATTAAGACGTTTAAGGAGTAAAAACGATGACGGAACTAAGGTGGATAGAAGCCAGTAAAGATTGGCTTCATGGAAAATTTAAGCTCCAGCAAAAATTAGTTAGAAAGGGAACTGGAGAGCACATGTGGGTAGATGTCCCTACAGTTGAAGAAGAAAAAGAAAAATTTTGGTGTGAACACATTGTGTTTGATGGTGAATATTGGATGTTTGAATATGAAGATGGTCGCTCTTTTCCGATGTACAAAGGCTCAAAAAGCTTTGATCACTGCCCTATGTGCGGAGCAAAAAGACCCGAATAAATAAAAATAATTTTTAATCTTGACATTCTTAAAAAACTTTTTTAAAATATATTTAAGATACATCGCATCTCATGTTTCTCCTAGGTAATGTCGCCAAACACTAACGAGAGGTTTACTCTATGGTTAAGGCGTTTGGCGACGTCGATTCACGAGCGTGTGTGAGGAAACTCTGCTAATCCTTGCACACGCTCTTTCCATTTAAGGAGCCTTCCAATGAAAAAATATCCAAACTGGCTTAAATCCATAGCAAATTTTATGGCACAATTTAGATGGTTCAGGAAAAAAGTAGGTGGCCATTGGGAAAGACGAATAATCGGTGGCATCTGGACTGATTGGTATAAATGCGGCAGGGAATGCAATTTTGGAAAAGCAAGCACCGATGTCCAATGTGAAAAATGGTAACCCTAGGAAAGGTCTTAGACGTATTAACGAACGTCATTTTAGGGGTCGCAGTCGCTTTGACCGCCGGAGTCTTTTGGTTTTGGGCCATAAAAAAACTTATACTTTTGGTGAGATCTTAATATTTTTAGCGGCTATGATCTTAATCTTAGCCGCCATATTTGTTGAGGAACCTAAGAAATCCGAACAGTTAGAATTCAAAGGAACTCCGATTAGTATTCACGATCCTTTCAACTCAACAGGAGAAATCAATAAGTGATCAAAATAGCCTTCGTAATTATTAATGCCTTCTGGATAATGTCGCCCTTCACGTTTACAATTTTGCGCAGTAACGGAATCTTTGACTTTTCGTATGATTGGTTAATAGGATCGATCCTTGCATTAATCTCAACATTTTGTGTGTTTTGGAATTACACAGGAGAAAGATGAGAATAATAATAGCCCTCCTAATAGCTGAATACATCGATGTTTTCATGGGCTTTAGTATTTATGCTCTTTTGTTGTGGCACATAGGGGCTATATTTTGCCTTGCACAGGACACAAAAGAAGTACTGAAGATAAGAAATATCCTATTAAGAAAGCAATGAAAAGACTACTAATCTTCCCAGTATTCTGCATCATGTTCATCGTTTGGCGTATCGGTAGCTGGTGTAGTGGAGAGGAGGGGTTTAAATGACTTTTGAGAAAATGCTAACGGATTTAGTCGTCATTATGATATTGGTCTTAACCTCTCTTTTTGCAATTTTTACAATTTTTGAACAGGTAAAGGAAAGGATTAAAAAGAAATGAGAGAGATTAAGTTTAGGGCTTGGAATAAAGATAAAAAAGTTATGTCGAGGATTTTTGATTTGTGGAGTTGTATGTTTGAAGAGAAATTGTTGTGGGTGAACCCAGAAGACCTCATTGTAATGCAATACACAGGACTAAAAGACAAGAACGGAAAAGAGATTTATGAAGGGGATATTATTAAATTTATTTGTTTAAGCGCAGCAGAGAATAAAACTCGCATCCAGGTAGTTGAATGGGATGAGAACACGGGATTTTTTCCATTTACTGAATGTTCCTATCCGTGGTTAGGTTATGACTGTGGGGGAGATATTGAGAATGGAACTGTTGAAGTAATAGGCAACATCTACGAAAACCCAGAGCTTTTAAAAAATGATTGACGTAACCCTAGAACACCTAAGAAAGCAATTTATAACCCTCCAGGACAACCTAAAAAAACGTCAGGAGAAAGAAAAGCTACTACAAGACCACTTCTGGGATTTAAGCCACAAAGACAAAATACCAAAACACATCATACAAACCACCAAAAAGCCATTTCAGGACATACAGGACACATTTGAGCGAGCAATCTATATCCTCATGATCTCTAGAGCATTCACAATAAAAGAGATAGCAAGAATAATGAACAAAGACAGGAGAACAATTTTAAGTATGTATAGGAGAACGCTTGCAAGCCAGTGAAAAAATTAGAAGATTATTTGTATTACGAGGAAAAAAATCCTGATTTAAAGATTTATTGTGGAGATTGTTTGGAGATAATGCCTTTGCTTCCAAAAGTAGATTTAATTGTAACTGATCCTCCGTATGGTGTGAATAAAGCAGATTGGGATAAGGAATTTCCAATAGAGTGGATTGTAAAATCAAGAAACATATCCGATAAATATTTAGTTATGACAGGAAATACAGCATTAATCAAAGCTGGTTCTTGTTTTAAAGATTACAAAGATTGTTTAGTGCTTAATTCTACCAATGGAATGACATTTTCAAGAGTTGGATATGGAAACTGGATACCAGTGATAGTGGCAGGTAACTGGACGTTTGAGCAAAGACCAAATTTAATCAAGTTTGATGTATCAACAAAAGAGAACATAAATCATCCATGTCCAAAACCAAAAATGGCAATTATGAAAATGCTTGCACATTATTCTAATAAAGGTGAATTGTTGTTAGATCCTTTTTTAGGTTCAGGCACAACGCTTGTTGCTTGTAAAGAACTAAACCGAAACGGCATAGGAATTGAGATAAACGAAAAGTATTGTGAAATCGCAAAAAATCGGCTTAAAAACACAACAGGAAGTTTATTTTAAATAAAAGGCCAACCAAACCCAGTCTAGGCGAGGCAAATGATATAGTAACCGTTCGTACCGAAACTTATATCACCTGACAACGGTGGGTATGGTAATCCCACTTTGGTTGGTTCTTAAAAAAAGGAGAAACACATGAAGAGAAGATTAAAGAAGAAGAAAAACATTTCATTAGGAGAGTTAGAGGAAAGGCTACTAAAAGACTTAAAGCAAACGATGGCCGAACAAAGAGCCTTTAAAAGAAGAAGGGATAGAATAGAAGATACTTTAAAGCTGATTAAGCAAAACCCAGCTTTTGGTGGCATCATGGATGCTATGTATGACTTAGATGTTCCATTCCCAGTAACACGTTTAACACCTTCAGACTTTGATGATGAAGACGAAGACGATGAGGATTAGAAATGAAATTATTTAATAAAGATGAAAAAATGGATAAAGCAGAACTTTGCTAGAGGAAAAAAATGAAATTAGTTAAGATACGTGAAAATATATATGTAAACCCTCAAAAAGTGTTAAGCGTTGAAACATCTTCTACTCAGAAGGTTCCCTTTGAGGAAGAAAAGAGCCTAGTAAGATTTGATGGGGGTGACAAAATTTGGTCCGATTACTCCCTACAGGAAACAATAAAAAAACTCACTGATATTTGATATTAATGCCGTGGCGGAATAGGTAGACGCTATAACAGTAGGCTATATGGGCAAGAGGGAGCCTGAGGTTGCTGTCTCGGCGCAGGCTGAGTCCATAGCTATGCAGGGTGACTATACGAGTAATACCAAGCTTCGTGCTTGATGTTTTATAACTCGGCAAATCCCTGCCGGCATTATATTAATTTTGCACACTTATCTTTAATCCCACCAAAGACTTACAACAAAAAATGTCACTTTTTTCTTTATATAGAGGGGAAACTATGGCTAAGAGAGGTCCTAAAGGCCCATCAAGATATACTCCGGAATACAAAAAAGAATTAGCAGAAGGCTTAATCGCCTTTGCTCATAAGTGTCAAGCAAACGATGCACCTATGTTTGCAGAAGAGTATGCAATCTCACAAGATGTTCCGCCAGATGTATTTAGCAAGATGGCTAATAAGGATCATTCTTACTTTAATGAGGATTTTTTCCAAGCCTATAAAGTTTTTAAGAAAATGCAAGAGAGGCAATTTGCAGTTGGAGCTATGACAGGCAAGTTTGATTCTAGCTTCACAAAGTTTGCCATGAAGAATATCTGTGGTTGGAGAGATGAACAGCATTTGAAAGGCGAAGGCGTAGCAAATCAAGTGTTAATGCTTGTTGTTCCTCCAAATGTGGCAAGTAACGGAAAGCCCAATAGATTAGCTCAGGCTAATGGAGTCCCAATAACAGCGAATACCAATGGGACGAATGGAGCAAATGGATAAGTCCGAAGAAAGCAAAGCTGAATCTGGAATTAATTTTATGGATGAGGCGATAATGAAGGCCTTATTTCCAGAGCCTCCAAAAGATACGGTTTATCTTTTAAATCCAAAATATGTAAATGGGTTGATTCGAGGTAAACAAGAGAAATTATGAAATTCAATCTTAAGCCCACTCAATATGATTTTATAGGTGCTTGTGAACAATTCCCAGCCTATGTAGCAGGAGTTGGGACAGGCAAATCAACATCTCTTATTGCTAAAGCTTTATTTCATTCACAAGAGACACCAAACAACCTGGGACTAATCGTTAGAAAGAACTACACAGATTTAAGAGACTCCACCATAAAAGACTATGAGAACTACACAGGAAGAAAGATCAACGAATCAAACAAAGAAGATAAGCTTCCAAATGGTTCTCTTATTATGTTTCGCCATGGTGACGAATTGCCAACCCTCAAGAATATTAATTTGGGATTTTTTATGATGGAGCAAGCCGAAGAATTCCCAGATGATACCACATGGCAATTCCTGAAGATGAGACTGCGCCGACAAGTGAAGTTTAGGACAGGAGCATTAATAGCAAATACCAACGGTCATAATTGGATATATGATATCTGGAAAAAGAACGGTTGCCCTCCAAATCATGCCCTCATGGAAGCCACAACAATAGACTTCCAAGACGTTTTGCCCTCTGATTACATAGATAACCTACAGACGCTACCTAAGAAACTATATCGTAGGTATGTGTTGAATTCGTGGGAGGAGTCAGAGGGTCTGGTTTACGACGAATTTATAGAATCAAAACACGTTATTCATCCCTACGACATACCAGAAGGCTGGGAGACAGGTTTTATCATTGACCACGGCTTTAGAAACCCTACTGCTGTACTCTGGTATGCAGTCGATTTTGACGGTAATCTCATATTTTTTGATGAGCATTACGAGAAAGAACAGCCCATTTCCCATCATGCTGAAAAAATAAAAGAAAGAATTGAGCACGGCTACACAGGTATAAGCGATCCCTCTATGTTCGCAAAAACACAGCAGAAAGCCGGCTATGTGTGCTCTATAGCCGATGAATATGCCGAACTAGGGATCACGCTTATACCTGCCATCCGCTCAGCCGAAGAAGCCACAATAGCCCGTGTAAACGAAGCCTTTAAGCACGACAAGATTAAGATTTTCCGTAATTGTGTGAATACTATTCGCGAAATAAACAATTGGAAATGGAAAGCGGTCCGACCGGGGTATGGAGGAAACCTGCCCGAGGTGCCAGAAGACAAAGATAACCATGCTTGTGACTGTATTAAATACGCTGTGGCATCACGCCTTTTGCCTGCGAAGAAAGAGGAGAAGAAAGCAAATCGTTTTACTGCCGCTTGGTATATGGAGCAGAAAGAGACAGCTAGCAGGCGTTCTTACTCATCGAGGGGATTTTGATCAATTATCAGATTTTTTACTGGATTTTTATGACATTTACTTTTGTCATAGCTATCGGAGTATATGCAATTTTTTATCTTTTATGGGAATGGGAGATGAAAAAGCGAGGGGATTTTAACGGCCAAACTAAAGGATTATGTGGGAAGCGTTGAAATACCAATGAAACAAGCGTTGAGAGCAGCCGTTAAGGATTTACTAAGGCTCTTGGAAACTCATTCGATTATGACAACTCATTGGATTTCAGATAAGGAAATTAAAAGAATCGAGCAAATAAAAGACATGGTTAGCAACTAATGGCCTTTAACATGGGAATAGACGACTTTAACCAAAAAACTGACGATCTTTTAGTTAAAGAAAATAACAAGCTTAGAGAACGCATTTATGGCTTTGATGAAGAGTTAGCCAAATACGTCGCTGTTTTACAGGAATCTGTCAATCTGCTTGAGACGCTTTACAACGATATGACTTTGAATTGGGACAAAAGAGACAGAGTAGGCAAGCTTTTAATTGCTGTTAAGAGCTTAATAGACGAATAAAAAAGGAATCTAATGCTACAACCCATACCAACGCAAAAATTACCCATTGAGAAAGAAGAAGTAGGCTTCTGGCAAGCTGAGATTAAAGCAAGTGAGGACTTCCAGCGAAGTCAATTCATTAATCGCTTAGGCTATGAGAAGGTTCTTCAATACTATGAAGGCTTGCAACACAATGAAATCCAGAACCCTCACCAGATGGCTATTATCGACGAAATCTATCCTGGCATCTCATCCATCATAAGCGGCACTTACTATCAGAATCCCACAGTCACAGTTAAGGCAAAGCACCCTTCTGCAGAAGAGCCAGTACAGCTACCCTTTGAAGCACAACTTCAGATGATGGCAAGAGGGGAAGACCCAACGGCATTCCCACAAGTGCCTTTAAATGAGCTTATGCAAGGAGCCTTAAAGTATGGGATTGAGAAGAATGACCTGAAAGCTGAGGCAAAGCTAGCCTTATTTGATCTCCTAGCCGCTGGTTATTGTGTCATCGAAGCAAATCATATTACAGAACAAGCGCAGCCTTTTGTTGGTCAAGAAGCCCCAGAAGACGCAAGAAACATAACAGACAAAGCCGCTGACGGAATAATAAATGGGGCAAAAAGTTTATTTAACAAGCTTACAGGACGTGAAAATGGCGAAAACAGCACGCAAGAGACAAGGTCGGAAGTCGAAGAAAGGATCGCGGCGGAAGTTGATACGGAGGGTAAAGACTACATATTCGATTCTACTTATATCGAAAGATGGAACCCGCTGGACATACTCTTTGACTACAGAGCCACTACCTTTAAAAAAAGCCGCTACGTTGTCAAAAAAGTAAGAATGACAAGGGCTGAGTTTAAAGACAAATACCCTGACTTTAAAGACAAGATTCCAACTAGCACAGATGATACTCAAACAATGGTTGATTTTACTCAAGGACACGTAAAAGAAGACAACAAACGCGAGATTTTAGTCTATGAGATTCAAATAAGAAATAAACAAGGTGGCGTTAGAGTTCTAAATCTAACATGCGGCATTCCAGAAGCCTTAGACCATTACGAACTACCCTTTAGAACCAATGATTTTACGCTTAAATATGGCTGTATTGACAAATATGGACGTTTGTACCCAGTTTCTAAGATCCGTCGCGCTATAAAGCCTCAGGATGATTTAAATCACTACATCACAATACAAATGGAGCATGCAGACAGAGCATTGAGGAAAGTTGCTGTTTGGGAAGGTGGTTTAACGGATGATGGTAAACAAGCCCTAAAAAGCGGTGATCCATACGCTGTTATAAACAAAAAGAACCCAGGACCAGTATTTGAGGCTTTACCAGTTGGAGGAGTAGCGCCAGAGAATAAAGACCTACAATTACAAATGGTTGAGGCAATCAATAAGAACATCGGCTCAAATGAGCTTGCAAAAAGTGGCGACTCAGATGCTCGTTTTGCTACACAAGATGCTATCCAAAACCAAGCCTTTGGTGCTAACACAAATCACATAAGAGATGCTTTAGGTGACGTAATACGAGAGGTTTTAAACACTTACAAAGATATTATCCAACAGCTTTGGGATGGGGATGACTTCTTTAAAGTTACAGGCTTGGAAGGTGGAGATTTCTGGTATAGGCCAGAGCTTGGGAGACTGTCAGACATCTTAGAAGGGGATTACCTGGTTGAGGCTGATATTACGACAGCAGAGAGACCAAATCCCATGAAACAGAGGATGGATAACACAGAGCTTGCTAATTTCCTTCTTTTGCCAGTGGTTCAGCAGTTTTTAGCCTCACAAGGCAAGATGGTGGATGTATCGGTTATCACAGAAACTATTAAGAGCTATAACAAGAATCCTGATCTTATACTTCGGGATTTGCCACAACCCGAACCAGTTCCAGAAATTGACCCACTAACGGGTCAGCCAGTCGGAGCCGTGCCAGCCGAAGGACAAGTACCCCAACCAGTAGAAGGAACGAATGAAGTTCCTCTAGAACCAGTCACAGAAGGTCCAGCTGGTGCGGTGCCTATTGGAGGAGGAATTTAGGTTGATTTATGAGTACGAATGCCCACAATGCAAAGACGCACAAGGTAACCAGAAGAGATTGGACATTTGCAAGCCTATGGAAAAGTGCCAAAGCCGAGAGGTGTGTGCCGATTGTGGCAAAGATCTTCGGAGGGTATTTGCCGCCCCAAAAGCGCAAGTCTTTGAGTCGTTCTATGACCCCACGTATGAATGCCACATTACTTCGGCAAAACAGGAGAGCCGATTGATGAAGGAGCATGGTCATATAAATGCAAACGATGCACCTTTTAAGAAAAAGTACAAGGAACAGATAAAAAAAGCTCGTTGGAAAGCAGGGAAAACAAAAAGCTATGCCGTTTAAAAGTAAAGCTCAAGCACGATTTTTATTTGCTAATGAACCGAAAGTTGCAAAAGAGTTTGCTTCAAAGACAGAAGACGTTAAGTCACTCCCTGAAAAGTTAGGAGGGAGTAGGAGGAAAAAGAAGAAGTCGCTGGCAAGAAGTAATTTTGAAGTGCGTTTACTTAATGTTTCAGGAGCAAGAGGATAGTTATTCGATACAAGAAACGCATCAGAAATGATTATTTGTCGCTTCCGATGGTTTTAATAGTAGCGATAATCACATTAACGATAGTAATTTTTAGAATGTTATTTTTTTAAGTCTTAAGCTGATCCCTTAAGACTCCCGACAATTAAATAAAGCAAGACCTTAGCTAAGGCATTAGAGAACTTAAAAATTCTCTAGTGCCTTTTTTATTTGCTTGTCGGGGCTAATTTTAAGGCAAAACGCCTTAAACGACCGCTCTAAACGTTAAGAGCCTAAAGAAAGAAGGTTAGAAATGCCAGATACAGTAACAGAGCCTAAACAAAGCGTGGATGAGGCGATTGACAACTCGATTGACCAGAAGATGGAAGAACTGAACAAGCCGAGTGAACAAGCGCCACTTCAAGACGCGCCACAGCAAGAGGCATCGGATAGCTCTACCGTAGAATCTGCACAGGAAACTCAAGGGGAAGGCGAGAGCGACTCGCAAAAAACGCAAGGCACCCAAGAGCAGCCTGAGGACTTCAAGGGGGTCGAAGGCGGTTTCGCCAAACATCCTGCTTGGATAGAACGTGAAAATAAACTAAAGGAAGCTCAAAGACAAGCGGAGGAAACCCAAAGACAGCTTGAAGGGTATACCTCCCTCTTGAATGACCCTGAAATTTACAGGCGATACCTAATAAGGCAAGGATTTACGAAGGCCGAAGTTGACAGAGAGATGCAGATGCGCGGTTTCCCTGTCCAAGAAGAAAAGGCTAAGTCCTCGCTTTATCAAGATGTCGCTCGTGAGCTTTATGGGGATGATCTTGATGCTATGACACCAGAGGACAAGCAGACACTAAAGCAACTTGTAAAGATTATTGAAGTTGCAAACAAGCGTCAAATTGGCTCTACGTTACAGCCTATTCAAGGTCAATTCGAGCAACAACAAAGGCAACAAGCGGTCAATAGGCAGTTAGACGAGGTTGAAAGGCTATCAAAAGAGCATGGCTTTGACTATGACAAGGAAGTTTTACCTGGGATGAAATTAGAGCTTGATAGTTTTTACAAGCGAAATCCTGGCGCAAAACAACCCCCAGATGCCGTTAATCTCTACAACGCTTTTGTAAGCCGCCTGTTACTTGAAAGACAAAAGACTAAAGGTCTTCAAGAGGCGAGGGATGCAAAGAAAGCTAATGCCAAGCCCTTGTCCCAGAGCGTTCCGGCCAGTCAGAAAAGAAAAGATAGAGCTACTCCTCGGACACCTCAAGAGGTTGATAGTGATATCGATTCTGCTGTAGACAAGTTTTACAGCCAAGCTGGTTTATAAAGAAAACGAGGTAATTTCAAATGGCAGCAGGAACTATTGCGATTCAAACGCAAGAAACTACGCTACTTGAAACCCTAGCTACTCATATCTTCGAGAATCACGGAGAAGAGATTGGGAATGCGGCAATAAAAAAGAACTTCACAATGATGATGCTGGATAAGAAAGGTTCCAGAAAACTCGTTGATGGAGGTCTTGACTTTGCTGAACCCGTCTTAATCAGTGAGAATACGAACTTTGCGAATAGAAGTCACTATACGGACATTGATGCAGCCCATCAAGATCCTACTCGTGAGTTCAAGTTCGATCCGAAGACGTTTAGTGGTTCTATTGTGCTTAACACTCTGCACGATGCACAGAACCAGGGCAAGTCAGCGATTAAGAAATGGATGAAAACATTAAGAACGCAAGCCGATACCACAATCTCAAATACTTTAAATGATGATTTGTGGACAGCTTCGCCGACTGATGTTGATCCCGAATCCATCCGTTCAATTGTGTCTGATACACCAACCACTGGAACCTTAGGCGGCATTACACGTGCTGGCAATACCTATGCCCAGAATGGTGCTTATACGACAGCAATTGCGGATATTGGCAGTGAAGCAGGTCTTTCAGTTCTGCACTCAGAAAGAGCAACAATGGGTGGAGATGCCAAGACCAATCCAGATATCGCCGTAACAACCCCTGAACTTTGGGGCGGTCTTTTCGGCTTTATGGATGCTTTGCGTCGAGTTCGGGCTGATGAGAAGGTAACAGCACTTGGTTTCGACAACTTCTATATCGGAACAGCCCTTTTGGGCTATGACGATGGTTGCCCAGATGACCATTTCTATTACCTGAACTCTCGTCACTTGTTCTACAAAATCCTACGGAAAGGTAACTTTGTATTTGAGCCATTCTCTCGCAAAGAGAACAGCTTAAATTCAACGAGTATTTTCTACCTGTTCCGCAACTTAACCACGAATCTTCCGTCTGCACACAAAGTGTTGACGAACGTTTCGACCACATAAAGGGAGGGTAAATAAATGAGAAAATACGTTCTATTTTTTCTTGCGTTTGCCATTCTTTTGAGTGGTGGCGTGGCGTTTGCCTGGTTAGAGCCAAAAGACCCTGGAATTAAAGAACAATCTAAGGTCACGGTTTCTGAGCCGGTATATGTATATCGCTTGGTTAGAAACCCGATTAACGATGAGCCAAATTGGGGAAATATGGTGTCTTCGGAGGTCGTTGTTTGGGATGTTATCTCAGATGATGGCGTAACTGTCAACTATACCACTAAAGTTGGCATAACAACTTCGACCGATGCTATCGCTGGTGTTGTTGTTGGAGGTATACCGACAAGCAACACGGCTGCCGCAAATGGCGCAAGAGACGACATTGGAGATAGGAACTGGGGGTATATCTGCGTATACGGAGGCCCCGTTTTAGTTTCTTTCGACACGTCGGTCGTGAATGCAGGTGAAGGCTTTCGAGCTGATCTCCTAAAAGGTGCGGCTACTGCAGCTGGGCCCGATGGAGCAGGTGGAAGCGCTGGATTTGCTTTTGATGATACAAGTACCGCAGGAGCTTATGAGGCGTTTGTTCACATTCGATAAGTAAGAAAGGTTGGTATGGCGTTAGTAAGGTTTTTAGTGTGTTTCTCCTTGGTGGTTGTTTGCTTTGCTAGCGTCATGCCTTCCTCACAAGCAGACGAGGTACGAATACCGTTTGCGGTTTATGTAGAAGATTTCAAGAAAGACGCCAAGGAACAAGGTTTAGATTTGTACGATAACAGGAATTCAGACGGGTTTATTCAAAACAAAGGCCAGGAATTTTACGTTTTTACTTATAAGCCAATATCGATGGAACATTTAGATTTAATTAAAGAGCTTACTTGGAAACATATAAGGGATTAAATGGCAAATACAACTTTTGGAAATTTAAAAATAGGGGCATTAAGGCGCTCAGATCACTATAACTCAGGTGATTCTACGCTTCTTGAAGTTGCAGGATGCGTTATAAACGACGTTTTAAGCGAGATCCAGTCTGAAACACGAAATTCCATGTACTGGATTGATCTTGATAACACGGTAAATACTGTAGCAAGTCAGGCCTATGTAGATTTAACGGATACCGATATTTTAGAGGTTCTAGCAGTCTATCAAAGAGAAACAGACACAAAGCTTAAAAGAATTGACCGAAATGAGTTTGTAAACATTGCCCCAGACACAACGCTTCATACAGGTACCCCAGATTTGGCTTATTGTGAAGAGCAGATCCTAAGCGGGGCAGGAGTTAACACCTTTAGATTGTTTTTACTTCCTACACCTGGGAGTGTCATTGCTTTAAGGTACGACTACCTTAAGAATCCAAGATTTAGCGCTGATGGCGCAGGCGCTGATGCTGAGTTTTGCCCATTGCCTTCAAATTATGACGAATTAATTTATGCTATGTTTCGGCCTAAGTTCTTTGCGGTCATTGACCCTGAGAACGGGCCAAGAATTAGCACAGCATTGGCCTTGGCGGACAGAATTGCAGGCAAATACTTGCCGATGATTAGGACAAAAGTGGATGAGGTCTATCAGTTCGGATCTTACAGGCATAAATTCCCACTGCGGGAGTTTGATACGAAAGCGACACCAGTACCGTGAAGTTAGTGGATATGAAAATTAATTTTAATAACGCACCAAAATTATTACTACTGCTTTTTATATTTGTGTGCCCATTTTTCTATCATTCAGGGATTAATCTTGGTGACCAAGCGATGAGGATTGCCCAAGAGCAGTTTTTTCAGCTGAGTGCGATAGTTTTTATGGCTTTTATGCTTAAAAATCTATGGCTTTCGCTTTTTCTTTTATGGAGTGTGTTTTTGTATAGCTTTTATGGTTTTAACGGTCAAGGTTATCTAATCAACGCCTTGAGTGTTTGCGCAATTTATGAATTTACCCACCGCTTTGTTGATAAAAAGTGGATAAAGCATGTATTTGGTATTTTTATTGCGCTTATTTGTTTCCATGTTTTTTGGATGGCGTTACAGACTATAAATTTTGATGTTCTTTATAAAATTAAATCCCAAGGCACGTTTGTAGGTGAGGGAATTAAGGATTTAATGGGAATTATGGGCATAAAGGCCGCAAGTGGGATGATTCTTGCAATGGGTGTGCCGATTGCCTTTAGATTCAATAAATACTTACCGCTTCTACTCTTTTTCCCGCTTGCTTTGAGTGAGTGTTCTAGCGCTTTGGTAGCAGCCTTATTGGCCTATGCGTTTTGCCTTTCATTTGCGCATAAAAAGCTTGTTATAGGGCTTTTACTCGTTTCTTTGCTGGGTGGTGGCATTTATATTGCAAAAGATTACCAAACAGGCATGTTTGAGGATCGGTTTAAGCTTTGGAAGCCTGTTTTACGAGATGCCATGAAGCATCCCATAACAGGGTGGGGACTGGATAGCTTTAGAAATGTATCAAAGTACAAAAGGTTTAATTATTTTAAGAACGTTAGAACCAGAGAATCCGCAAAGATGTATCCAACGGATAAACCAGGGCAAATGAGATCAAGGAAAGATTTCTTTAAGGAAGGGGATACGGTTGACCCTTGGGATAATGCTCATAACGAATTTATTATGGTTTTCTTTGAATATGGAATAGTTGGATTACTTATTCTTTTTGGTTTAATTCGAGATATAAAGAGACGATTTAACTCTAGTAATATCAACGTGTTATGTATTGCTGGGGTTTTCATATCACTGCTAATAATGTCAATAGGCCAGTTTCCGTTTCACTTGGCGAGAGTAGGCTTTATTTTCCCTATTCTATTGGCAATTTATTACAAGGAAACGGAAATAAAAACGATAGGAGAATAAAATGGCTCGACGCAAAAAAGTTGCAAAAGAAACTAAAACGGTTCAAGAACTATCGCATGAGCATGATAGAGAACTGTATAACACCCAAGAGGTTGTTGACGATTACAAGGAAAAAATAGACCAAAAGACCATCCTTGGGCGTGAAATAAATGAGCTTATTGAGATCAGATTAAAGCTTAAGAAAGATTATCACCTCATCTGTCTTGAATTTAGGAATAAAAACAAGCAACTAGAGCATGTTAATTCTGAGATCAAATATCAGACAAATGTCCTAAATGGCATGGATGACAAGATAAAAAGACAAGAAAAGGAGAAATTAGCCCAAATTGATAAAAAAGCGGCTGATTTAGATAAATATATCGGCGAATACAAGAAAATTGTTGCCGAAAATGAAGCTGTTCTTAAGCAAACAAAGTCAAAAAGTGAAGTTGTGAAGCGACAAGAGCTTGAGAATCAAACAGAAAAAGACCGCCTTGAGCAATATTTCAAAGATCAAACAGAAGATATTGCAAAAAGAGAGGATGCGATTAAGAAAGAGCGAAAGAAAATAAACGAGAAAATAAAAGACCTGAAGGAAGAAACTGAGAAATATCGTGAGTTCGAAAAATCCTATGGCGATAAACAAAAAGAGTTTGAAGCAAAAAGAAAGAAGCTTGATACCGAGCATCAGGCTATAAAAGCTCAAAAAGACTCTTTAGTAGGCCAACAAAATGACTTTGATAGGCAAATGAAGCAAGAAATCGCAAAGGTGGATGCCTTACAAGCCACTATCAAGGCCGAAAAGAACGAAATTAAGGCTCAAAATGAAGCTTTGGAAGAGAAAAAGCTAAAAATTGAGCTAATGAGGCAAAAAGTAGACAAATTAATTGAAAGATATCACTTGAAAGCACAATTAAAAGAAAAATAGGGGAAATTAATGCCAAACGATCCAACTCATATATCCCTTGAGCCATTATTTAACAACCGAATGATCAAGGGGCCAGCTGGCACCAGCACAGATAGCCAATTAGCTATGGCGGATTCCACTCCTGTCCCATTTACTCCCTCTTCTGGGGTATCGTCTATCCACTTTTTTAATAACACAGGTGGAACGGTTAATTATGGCGGTGCGTCTGTTAGTGATACGACAGGTGTCAAGATATTTAATCAGGGAGCACTTGTAATCGATTCGCCAAGCGATGATTTTCAAATTTATTTTTACCAAACTTCTGGGGGCCCGACAAACCTTGACTACGTCGAATTTTTCTAAAAAACTTTGTTTATTTCTGTCATTAGCTGTCATTAGTTGTCATTTCTTAGCAAATGACGCAAACGCAAGCGGTCCAATTTTTCCTCCACTTACTGTGGAAGAGCTTGATGGTTCTCCATCCCAAATTCCGACCAGAGTGTTAATAGTATCAAATGACACAGTTGCAGTTGATGAAACAGATCCAACAAAAGTTTATTTAGCGACGGGTTCTATTTCGACTATATCGCCTCTTACGACAAAAGGCGATTTGCTGACTTATTCAACAGAAAACACAAGGTTTCCTGTAGGGGCTGATGGTCAAATTCTATCTGCTGACTCATCCACAGCCACAGGTTTAATATGGGTTAATGCACCCGCTGGTGGCGGAGGGGGACAAGATAATACTGCCTCTAATGTTGGCACAGGAAACCAAGTATTTCGAGACAAATTTGGAGTGGATTTAAGATTTAGAAGTTTAGTTTCAGGTGACAATGTCACTATGGCAACAAACGACAACGATATCACAATCAATGTCTCATCTATCCCTTCTGAGGACATAACAGGAACTATAGATCACGGAGGATTAGACGGTCTTCTTGATGACGATCATACCCAGTATTTATTAGCTGATGGTTCAAGAGAGCTAACTGATAACTGGGATGTTGGGAATTACACGATTACGGCTGATAACGTAACGCTTGATACATTCACAGAAGGATCAATTTTGTATGCTGGTGCTGGAGGTGCTATCAGCGAAGAAAATAACAATTTCTTTTACTCTGATTCGGTAGATAGTCTTGTTATCGGAGCAAATAATACTACTAATATAACTATCGATGGATTTACTTGGACAGCACCCTTCTTTGTAAGAAATGAGCAGGTGAGACCTACTTTCCTTGTTGCGGGTGCCTCTAATTTTCCGACAATCGCAAATGTGAACTTCATTACGCGTTCAAGAGGAACAGACGCTGTTCCAACTCTAGTACAAGACAATGATGCACTTTTTGGTTGGATTATTGCTGGCTACGATGGCAATGATTTTAAGTCAGCCGCTAGAATTGACATGAACGTGGACGGCCCCACAGGAAATAATGATGTGCCTGGGGAAATAATATTTTCAACATCACCCGCTGGCGGTGGAAATCCGACATCAAGAATCAGAATTTCCCAAGATGGCGTAGTCTTTTTTAACGAAGCCTATCAATTCCCGATAGCCGATGGTTCAGCCAATCAATATTTAGAAACAGATGGCAATGGAATACTTACATTCCAAACCATTGAGTCAAGCGATATTTCGGGTGTTTTTGATGTGGCCGATGGAGGGACTGGTCAAAATACCTATACTAAGGGCGATATTTTGGCGGCTCAGGATGCAAATTCATTAGTAAAGCTTGCCGTCGGCTCAGACGGTCAAATACTGAGCGCGGATTCATCTACCGCTACGGGTCTTGTGTGGATTGATGCGCCTAGTGGAGGAGCAGGGGAGGCAAACACCGCGTCAAACTTAGGCACTGGAAATGAAGTTTTCAGTGATAAGTCAGGCGTGGATCTTCGATTTCGGAGCTTGGTATCTGGAGATAACGTATCAATGGTGACGGATGTAAACGACATCACCGTAAATGTATCTTCCATCCCTTCAGAAGATGTTAGCGGAACGATTGATATTGCTAATACGAACCTCACTGCTGGCACGCTTTTGACCCTTACCGCTGGTGGGGTAATGAATGCCGCTGTAACCACAAGTGATGTTTCTGGTGTGTTTTCCACCGAAGACGGGGGCACAGGCCAAGATACATATACAAAAGGCGACCTCTTAATCGCAGAAGATGCCGATTCTTTGGTCAAACTTCCTGTGGGGAGTGATGGCCAAATACTAAGTGCTGATGCTTCTACTTCGACTGGCGTTATATGGATTGATACGCCTGTTGACGGTGGGGAAGACAATACAGCCTCAAGCCTCGGAACAGGAAACCAGGTTTTTGAGAGCAAAGTAGGCGTTGATCTACGCTTCAGAAGCCTTGTGTCTGGTGATAACGTTACTATGGTTACAAATGCAAACGATGTCACAGTCAACGTTTCTTCAATTCCATCGGAAGACATCACTGGCACCATCGATATTGCAGACACCAATCTTACCGCAGGGACTCTGTTAACTTTGACTGCTGGTGGCGTGATGAACGCGGCCGTTACGACAAGCGATATTTCTGGAGTTTTCTCAACTGAAGACGGAGGAACGGGACAGGACACCTATACTCAGGGTGACATTTTGGTAGCGCAAGACGCTGACTCCTTGGTAAAGCTTCCAGTGGGTAGTAACGGTCAGATTTTGAGTGCTGATGACTCAACTGCTACAGGGCTTGTTTGGAGTGCTATTCCAGCCGATGGTGGTGAGGATAATACTGCGTCCAATCTAGGATCAGGAAATCAAGTCTTCGAAAGCAAAGTCGGAGTAGATTTCCAATTTAGAACCTTAGTATCAGGGGATAATGTTGCGCTCACAACAGGCGCTAATGATGTTACTGTTGCAGTCGCTTCCATTCCTTCTGAGGATGTAACGGGCACCATAGACATTGCCAATACAAATTTGACCGCTGGAACGCTTCTTACTCTGACAGCAGGTGGAGTAATGAACGCCGCAGTCGCTACAAGCGACGTAACAGGTGTGTTTGACATTGTTGATGATACTAACCTTCAGGCTGGAACTCTGCTTACTTTAAATGCTAATGGCGTCTTAGATGCTACTGTAACAACGAGCGATATTAGCGGTGTCTTTTCCGTAGAAGATGGTGGGACAGGACAAGACACTTACACAAAGGGTGATATTCTCGTTGCTGAAGACGCTGATTCACTTGTCAAATTACCAGTCGGTTCAGATGGACAGATATTAAGCGCTGATTCATCCACATCGACAGGTCTTGTTTGGATTGCGGCCCCCGCTGGTTCTGCTGGGGAAATTAATACCGCATCTAATCTAGGAACTGGCAATCAGTTGTTTAGCGATAAATCGGGTGTTGATTTGCGTTTTCGTAGTGTCGTATCAGGTGACAATGTGACGATGGTAACGAATGCGGATGATGTCACCATTAATGTTTCCTCTATTCCGTCAGAGGATATCACAGGCACCCTAGAGAGTGCCGCAGGCTGGCAGGATGATGGGAATAATGTAAGGCTTATAACTTCAGCGGATGAAGTGGCCTTAGGATCAGCTACAGCGCTTGGAGGTTCAAAATTCACTATTGATCTTGGAGAAGATCAAATAGGCGCTACTATTCAAGCCGATGCAGGACAAACGGCTGATATTTTGGTGCTTGAAAATTCGGCGGGGACAGATTTAGTTACTGTAACTCCTACTGGTGGCTTGACATTAGAGAATGGTGCAAATCTTGCTTTTGGGAGTACGATTATTTCTCAGGATGTTGCCCTTGGGCAGCTAGTTTTGGCAGTCGATGTCTTTTCTGGTAGGCAATTTGTACTTGGTAGTTCAGCGAACATAGGAAAAGATTATGATCATGGCGCAACAAGCATACCTACTTTGTATTTACATTCAAATACAGATCCAGACTCAAACAATACCGAATTCATGTCTTTAAGGCATGACACAACTAATGCGGAGATAACTACAGGAAAAGGCCATCTCAACCTAGACGCTGCTTCTTCTGTCCAAATTGGAGGAGCCTACATCATTCCTTCTTCGGATGGTGCGGCTAACCAGTACCTTGAAACAGATGGTGCTGGAACTGTTACTTTCTCAACCATTGAATCGAGTGACATTTCTGGGGTATTTGATGTGGGCGATGGAGCTGTAGGCATTACTTCCTACACAAAAGGCGACATCTTAGTAGCTCTTGATTCAAATTCCTTAGTGAATCTCGGAGTAGGCTCTGACGGTCAAATTTTAAGTGCGGATTCGTCAACGGCAAGCGGTGTTGCATGGGTGAACGCTCCTGTAGGAAGGGGAGGCGCTTCAACTCATATAGCCCAAGGCACATTTGACCTTGCCGCTCAATGGGATGTGGATTCTGACTTGTGGCTTGTTGATTTACATGCTGATAGATACCCCGCAGGAATTGTGATTCTTGCTTGGTACGTCGATTGTAATGTAGCAGATCCCGCAACTGAGCTTAATGCAAATCTAATGTATTGTGATGCTGTGGCAGGCGGGGCATTTCCTGGTGCAAGCGCAACTCTAATCGATACTCTTGATACAACCGCAGGAAATAGCTCTGAGACTGATATGACAAATAGTGATCTAGGATCGGGCACTATTCCCACAGGAAAATCACTCTATATCGATCTTGATGCTGATCCAACGGATGCAAACACTGTCTATCACTTTAGAATGCACTATCTAGTACCGGAGTCCTAATGAATAGAATAATACCTCTTTTATTTGTTTTTATTTTGTTTTCATCTTTGGCGTTTGCTGATGTAAACGAGAAATACTCCTATAAGGATTTCATAGGAAAGACTTTCCTAGATGTTGATCCTAGCGAATTCAACAATACGGAAATTATAGGCTCTTGTTTCTATCAAGAAAGTTCCTATGGAACGATTAACCCCATGAAAGATGTGTTTCCCGTTGGGATGACGGGAGTGACTTTTATCAAATGTAATCTTGATAACGTTAGGATTCCTATCGGAAATACTGTGGTTGGCGGTACCAATAAAAGGATTCTTGTTCAAAACGATCGTGAGGATTGGATTTTGGATGAAAACAATAAGCCTATTGAGCCTATGGATAAAGAAAGAAGGCTTGCAGTAGGATTGAGTATTAATCCCAAAGATATTCCAAAAACAATGATAACAGAGGAAGAAAGAAATGCGCATGAAAATACTTTCTTTAATATTAGCCTTTAGTTTTTTTACTGCCTATTTATATGCGGCTGGACTTGCAACCGATGTTTGGGAATTTCGTCCAGCGAGCGGTTCGGCTAATGCAGGGGGTGGGTTTGATACAGCCTCTGGAGGAACAGATTATTCAAATCAAGATTCTGCACAGCTTCAGCTTACTGATCTTGCAACTTCAGGCGCTGGTGTTACAACGCTTACAAGTGCGACTGGTGGTTTTACCGCCGCAATGGTTGGAAATTATATCCAAATAAGAAGCGGGACAAATGTTGATCCTGGATTTTATAGAGTTACAGGCTACACCGACACAAACACCGTTACTTTGGATAGAGCGCCAGATGATGGGGTTGGTGGAATTTCTAGTGGAAATGGTGATTTGGGGGGTGCGCTGGATGTTTTCTTAGATTCTTTTTTTGATGGTGCGGAGGCGGCTGTTGCTCCAGGGGCCACAATTTATGTCAAAAATGATGGCACGATGACGATTACAGAAAATCTTCTAATTACGCTAGATGGAACAACGTCTGACCCCGTAACAATCGAGGGTTATAACTCAAGTCGCGGTGATGATCCCACAGGCACAAATAGGCCCTTAATAGCTGGCGGTGCATACGATACTGCTTTGCTAGATGATTATGGAGTTGTCAAAAACTTAAGATTTACTACAACGGATTATGCTGGATTAGCTTTGGGTCAGCACGCTAAGCATATAAATCTAAAAGTTGAAAACGCAAGCCTTAGCGACGGTAGAACTGCAATTGCTATGCTTGGAACTTACAGTGTGGCTTTTTTATGCGAAGCTGTTTGTACTAATGGGAGGGCTTTCCATGCTGGCAATGGCAGGTGGTTCGTAGATTCGTGCTATATGCACGATAGCGACATTGGCATACAGTCCGAATATTTTAATGCTACTCTCTTAAGAAGCGTTATAGATACGAACAATACCGGATTTAGCTCTGTTGGGACTTACAATCAAACACTTATGTGGAATGTTTTCTATAGTAATGATGTAGCGTTTATTGAAACTGATGGCTATAGCAGCAATTATTTTAATAATATTTTTGACGGCAATCGTGTGGGAATGTCTTGGGAGACTGCGGTAAATTCCAGTGCTCTTATTGTCGATTACAACGTTTGGGACAATACAACAGACGTAATAAATGTTATATCAGGAGATAATAAAGTTGTTGGCGATCCAGGACTTACTGATCCTGACAATGGCGATTTTACGATTGGCTCAGGAAGTAACGCAATAGACGCGGCGTGGCAATTAGACACAGCAGTTGGAGTAACAGGTGATTATAAGTGGAATATAGGTGTAGACCAAGACGACAACACTGCCGCTGGTAGCGGTGGAGGCGCTAGCTTTTTTATGGTGGATTAATTTTTAAGGAGATAAGTATGAAGAAATTTATAAGCTTTTTAGTTTTAATGAATCTTGTGATTGTAAGCATGGCTTTTGCCGATACTTCTCGTCCTCCTGCGGCTGCCCTGGAATGGTGGCTTCGTGCTTTGGGTAAATTCGAAGGCGCAAAAGTCTCAACTGCGGAACTTCCGAATGGAACCTATAGGGTGACACAGTGGAATGTCAAAGGTGTTGGCCAGCCAAACGATGTTCAAGTTGAAGCAATTATGAATCAATATGATGCTTATTTAGTAGAGGATGCAAAAGAAAAAGCTATAGAAGAGGCGGAGCTACTTAAAAAACTTGATTTAAACAACGATGAACTTGCAACTTTAAGGCGAATATTGGGAAATAATTAATGCCATTAATTGAAATAGCCCCTCATGCAGGAATAAATAAGCGTTTTCCAGTACACAAAATCGCAAAAGGGAAAACGCAAAAAGTAAGGGAACTTCTTAATATTCTCTCGCTTGATGGAAAATTTAAAATAATTGGCGGCACAGAACGCTATAACACGTCATCCGTTGGTGAGTCAGGAAGCTTTGCAAGGTGGGCCAAAAGAATTTACACCATAAGAAATGATGAAAGATTCAGAAATCAATTCGCTATCATCGGCAACAAATTTTATAAAGGACATGATACTGATAAAACCTTAAATCATGTGCCCATAAATAGTAGCTTTGATGAAGAAATAGAATCCACAGGTTTTCCACGAAGCACGACTATGAAAGTTAGTAGCGTTGTTAACACTTACGTCGTGGACGGAAAAAGATTCTATTATTACGATGGCAATGAGCTTGGAAACTGGCAGGTTGCAAACACTTCTCCTGACATTGATGGAAATACCATTGAGCCTGTGGATTGCATGGAATATCTGGATAGACTTTTTGTTATCACAAAAAACAGAAATCATATCTTGGTTTCAGCCAATCTTGCTCCTGATAGCTTTAATGACGGGGTAGATTCAGCACTTCTTGAAGTACCACCTGGAAATGGAGGTTTTCCAACAGGATTTGTAAAGATAAGAGGATTTTTATATTTAGTCCATGAGGACTATTTTGCACCTATAACGGGCTTTACCGCCAGCACGTTTGCAATACAACCCGGCGACATTATCTGGGGGTTTGGTAGCAAAGCAAGGCGTTCGATCATAAATTTTGGTCCGAATGCTTTTGCTTTTGTGAATACTTCCGATAACGAAATTTACGTGTCTGGCGGTACTGCCGATTCAACCCAATTGCTGAGCTATGAAATCGAATTCTCAAAACTTATTAACCCGAATAAAGTCCAAGATACGACTGCTGTATACCACAAAAATCTACTCAGATTTAGTTATGTCAAGAATGGAGAAGTTGATCTTGGAAAAGAAATTATTTACTCCGAAAACGAAAAGAAATGGTGTGGTGAAACCGAGGGAATAAATATCTCTTGTTACACCCCTTGGGACGGGGAAGGAGATAAGGCAGAGCTTGTAACAGGACGAAGTGACACAGGGGCTTTGGTTTACCACGATAGAACCCTCAACTTTGATGGCACAGCAATCCATTATAAATTTGATGCAGGATATCACAGGATAAACCCCAAAGACCCTGTAAGCGATAACAGAATTGAATATTTTTACTTGGAAGGTGTTCCGGGCGGTGATTATACAGTTCCTCTTACTTATTACATCGATGGTCGCATTACAACTTATGGGCAAGAAGCAATAAACATGCAAGGGGAAGGTATTCATCTTGGTCTTATAAGAATAGCCGATCAAGATGTTTTTCTAAACAAAGTTTACCCTAAATATGACAGATCACGCGGAAGACTTATAAGATTTTTAATTGAAGAAACAGAACTAAACAGAACTTTTGAGTTCTATAGTATTTTTGCAAAATACAACACGTCAAACAGGATATATGACAAAAACTTAGTGGGGCAATAATGAAGAAAATTCTTTCGTTTTTGATTCTTGGTTTATTTTTAACAAGTAACGCTTTTGCTGGAACACTTAGCCTTACTACTTATATTTCAGGCAATGATGTAACGATCGCAAATCTCGAAAGCGACAATAATGCTATTGAATCAGAATTCAACGGAAACATCGAAAGTGTAAACATAAAAGATGGCACAATCGTAACAAGTGATATGTCAGATGCCGTGTCTTCTGTTCCCCGCTGGGATGAAGCATTTAACGACTTAACAACAAGTGGGATGTTACCTGCAACTTCTGCTGACCTAACAAGTGATATCTCAGCCGGTGTAAGCTATGTTGACGGCTTAAGAATCTCAAAGACGGCTGAGAGCCATACCTACACAGCAAATAAAGACACTTATGTTTACATTCATTCTGGAGGCTATTACGTTTATCAAGAAGTAGCAAACGGAGCTGGAGCACCTGCAACACCCTCAAACACTCTACTTCTTGCAAAGGTTGTCACAGACGCAGATAACATAACAAGTGTTGATGACCAAAGAACCACAGCAATCCAAATTACTGTAAATTCAACAAACTTCCCAAAACATTATAGAAAGCAGGCATACGTTGTAAGAGACACAACTACAACTGTACACCTTGAGCCAGGGTATATTTCTGTAGGAAATAGCATTTATTCAAATGCTTCCGATACTTCTTCTAAGAATATTGCTACTGCCGCTAACTGGATTGAGGGTGTGCCTTCAGGTGATTTAACCTCAGGCCTTTTAACCTACATTTACGCTTATAACGATTCAGGAACTTCCTTTGATTTTAAATATTCCTCTGCTGATCCGGTAAATAGTGAAGCAGGCACAGGAACTGGAGGAACGCTTCGTTACTACACCACAGGCGGCACAGACTACAGAGCCGTTGGTTGGTGTTATGTGTCGGCGGATGCTATACAAACCCATGCAATTTCAAATTGGGCAGATGGGGATGTGATAAATCAGGTTTATTTGGAAGATGGTTCTTTAAAAACAGGTACTGGAACCATTCCTTTTGATGATTCAATTCCTCAAAACACAGAAGGAAATGAATTCATGCAAATTGGTTTTAAGCCCACCAATGTCAATAACAAGATTTTAATTGAAATCGTTCCCGTTGCTTCAAGCTCAGGAGATGATCAATTAACAACCGCATTATTCCAAGATTCAACGGCTAATGCTCTTGCTGCTGCTTGGGGAAGAAGTGAGGCAACATCCGTCAATTATCCTCCTTTTGCTCATAGGCTAACCGCAGGCTCTACAAGCTACACAACCTTTAAAGTAAGAATTGCAGGAGAAGGAGGAACTACCACCTTTAATGGCACTGGTGGCTCAAGATACATGGGTGGCGTGTCCGCTTCTTCAATTAAAGTTACGGAGATTCCTTCTTAATGGAAAGATTGCAAATGCCAGCCCAAGTAAAGCCGGATGAGCAGAATTTCTTTAAGAAATTAATGGATAGCGCTATGGGTACGGCTCAAGTTGTAGACAGCGCAAAATCAGAGCCAACTCTAGCAAGCATGAAGCCAGATACCTTTATTAAACACGGAAGCAATATTTTTTTTAAATTTTCAGATGGAACAGGACTGAAAGTAGCAGGAACATCATTTACTTAAATTAGGAGGTTGTAAAAATGCCAATAGCGAGCGCAGGGCCATTAGGGAGTATCACAGGAGCAGCAGGAGGTCAAGAATTAAAGGATTTTTTAGTAAGGAGACTAACAGGGGATGTGCCTGTAGGATTTGCGCCTGGCTTTGCTTCTCGTACAGCAAGTCCTTTAATTAGGGCTTCTCGCAGTCGATTTGAGACTGGCACCATTCCTGATTTACAAAGCGAGCTATCAGCCACAGGAAGAAGAAGGGGAAGTGGTGGTTTTGCTCAGATTAGTGCCGCTCGTCAAGGTCAGCAAGCAAGAGAAGATGAAATCTTTGGAAATCTAGCCTTACTTGCAGAACAGCAAAGAAGAAAAGAGCTTTTTGATGTTGCAGGAAGAACACAGCAAATGGCAGGGCAGGATTTGGCAGCCTCTCAGGCAAGAGCTAATTTTGAAATGCAAAGAGATCAGTTTGAGGATCAGCTTCTTCAAAGAAGAAGAGAACAACGCCAACCACTTGCTAGACAAATGGCTGGTATAGGACTTGCAGGATTAGGGGCTTTGACTGGAACTCCAGGGCTTTTTGGTGGGGGCGCAGGCTTAACAGGGACTAGGTTATCTGCTCAAATTCCAAGTGCTGATTATAGCCAATATAGTAGGCTTCTTCCTAACACAAGACAGGCGAACATAAACGCACAAACGCTTGGATTAATTCGATAGGAGTTATAGAAAATGCCGCAAACAGATTTAGACCTTTTAACAGAACAGCTTTTACAAAGACAACAAGGGCGAGGAGGGATTAGCCCCCAGAGGCAAGCTTTATCTAATGTCCTTACCACGATAGGCACAGGGCTTGCGACAGGAACTCCACAAATGCCTCAAATTCAAGCAAGCCCAACGGATGACTTGGCAAGTTCTCTTTTGAAAGCTCAACTTTTACAGCCTTTAGAACTTGAGAAAGCAAGGGCACAGGGAGAGGTTGATGTAGGACTTCAATTAAAAGGGATGCAGGCAAAAGAGGAATTTAAAAGAGAACAAGCAAGGCAAATAGCGGAAGAAAAAAGAAGAAAATTTGGTATAAGAGATAGTGTAACGCCAAGCCCTGTTCCTCAACCTTCACCTATTACAGCCCCGCCTATTCAGCGACCTACTCCGCAACAACAAGAAGACGCTCAACCTTTTGGCCCAAAACCTTTTACAGTTCCAAAGTCGACTCAAATTCAAGGTGCTTTAGCCCCAAAACAAGAGGGTATTTTTACAGGTGGCCAAGCTCAAGCAACAGCCCCCGGACAATTAGCACCATCAATTGAACAGCCTCAAGTTGGACAACCACCTTTAGCACAACCACAGATAGGGCAAATTCAGCCGGGTCAAGCTCAACCCGGACAAATCCAACGACCACAAGCACCAACTAAAACAGGGCAAGCCCCTCCCCAATTTACTCAAGTTACTAAAATGAAAACTGATGAATTTGGTAATACATTTCCAGAAATGGAAACTGTAAAAAATCCTGAATATGATTCTTGGCTAAAGGGAGTAGAAGCAGTTGCATTAGACGAGATTAAAGGGAAATCTTCGGACGTTTCAGGGCGTATTGCTTTAACAAAGGAAGCCTTAAAAAATGTTGAGGAAGTAAAAAAATTATTATTCCCCACAGGAAGAAAAGATTCTTTTGATAGGGGGTTAGCGGCGGCGGCTTTTCCTCCTGCGTTGTCACCTCTTGGAAGATTAACGCCAGAGGTTTTACCAGACCTTCCTGGCATACCCCCTGAATTTTCTAGCAAAGCACAGCGTTTACATTCGCTTTTAAGTACTGCTTTGCGAGGAAGGGTTCTTATTCAAACAGGTGTTACTGTTAGACCAGAAGAAGAAAGGGCGGCTGTTACAAATTTTGGAGTAGGTTTATTTTCTTCTGGGGAAGCGGCTGAAAATAATTTTAATAGACTCCAAGATTTTTATGCTGATTATTTAACTGGCGTCTTAGGCCGAAATTCCAAAATTATGAAAGACCAAGAAACGGGGTCATTGGCAGTAGTTTACAATGACGGTACTTTTGAGGAGTTATAAAAAATGGCCTTTCAACTAGAACGAGCAATTCCATTAGGTTCATTAAAGCAATCCCAATTTGACCCGTCAAGAGCCGTTCCGTTAGGAAGCGAAGCGACGGGAGTAGCGCCGGGGCAACAAGTTCAGACATTAACTCCATTGGAAGCAACCGAACAAAAAATTTCGCAAAGGCAAGCTATACCATTTAGTAGGCGTCCTCTCATACCAAAGCCGGGCGACATTACAAGCTTACTGAAAGAAACCCCACTTCCAATTCCTACGATTGGGAGAATGACAAGTAGCATCGGGGATATTCAAAGACAAATGCAAGATATTCCTGCGTTACTTCAAAGGGAAGAAGCGGCAGTTGCAGGTGGGGTAAGGCCATTTTTAAGCCCTACAAAACCAGAGGGTGAAACATTTTTACAAACGTTGGGAAAATCCCTCAAAGGAGTTAAAAGAGGATTAACAGGTGAAAGAGTAGTTGAATTGGGAGATATTGCCAGAGAACGTGGAGCAACTGAGCCAGTTGCCGCAACAGCAGGTTTACTTGCATCATTTGGCCTTCCTTCAACTATTTTAACCGCAGGACTAGCCAAAGGTGCAAAACCTGTGCAAAAAGCAGGACAAAAACTCACCAAAGCAACTGGGTTTCTTTTAGGAATTGAGCCAGAAGCTATTGAATCTGCTCAAAAGATTGGTTTTAGGAATATACTTAAAAAAGAATTTTTTGACAAAAGGTTTCCTGCCCAAATTCAGCAAAAGATAGAAAGTAATGTTGATGTTTTAAGAAAAGCGGCAGGAAATAAATTTGATGAAGTTTCACAAAAGTTTTCTAAAAATCCTATCAATAGAATTGAGATTGCGGAAGATTTTACTAATCTTAGAAAGGCAACTAGAAAGAAGCCATTTAAAGAAGCTGAAAATGCAAGGTTGATAGATGATATTGAAAGACAATTTAACGAGATTTTTTCAGGAGCTAACCCTGATTTAAAATTAGAAAATATTGGTGATGCTTTAGCCACCAGAAGGGCGTTAGACGATATTATATTTACACAAAAAGGGAAATTAAAACAAGGAACGGAATTTGCCAAAGGAATAAGAGATATTATAAACAAACAACTTCATAAAAATAAGACGCTAGAAGCGGCAGATAATAAATGGTCTACATTACTAGAAACATTGGACGATATTAAAAAAGCGACTTCCGATACAGGCGAAAATTTCCTGAGAAGATTTGATAGGCTCCCAAAAAAACAGCAAAAAGCATTAGAAGAAGCTGAGTTGGCATTTTCAAAGGAAAAGAGCTTTCAGCCTTTTATGGAAGAATTGAAAGCATCCTCTTTAGCGCCACAATTTAAAACGCCTCCCCCTAGCTTTTCTTTGCGAGCTATTCAATCTGTTGGAAGGCCGTTGTTTAGATTTGGAACAAGAACAGCCGAAACGCTACCAGTTAGAGCGGGAACGGCGGCGGTAGATGAATTATTGACACGGTTGGGGCCGGCTATCGGACGAAGAAGACTCGCCACCCTTCAACCTAAAGCGGTAGGAGAGAATGAATAGTAAAGCAATTACAACACCGAACAACCCAAACCACGAATACAGAACGGAGATCACCAGAATTGGGATGCAGATAACCATAAGAAGAATGGATAGATTTATAAGCATTGGAAACAAACCGACAAGAAAGAGAACTAAATAAGGCGCAACAAAACCGAGAGTGCCATAGGAAAATAAAAGGATAAAACTAGAAATTATGGTAACAGTTAAGAACAAACGGCCTAACGTTTCTACTTTCTTCTCATTTACGAACATAAACATCTCCTTAGTGAGTAACAAGATACTACAATATTAAACTTTAATCAACAAAAAAAAGGAGCAGCAATTGAAGAGTAGAATCATAGGCATAATCATCGCAGTAGTAATTATTCCAGCGGCAGCTTTCGGTTACAGCAACATTCAACGAATTTGGGGAGCCCCAGAAAAAATTGATTCTATAGAACAGACTTTAGCAGAACAGGGAAAGGTACAAAAAAAATTGACTCACCTTGTTGAAAAACAAGACGCAAGACTCACCTTGCAAGAGAAAGTAACAGAAGTACAAATTGAATCCATGAAAGAGATGATTCAAATGATGAAAGCCCCTGGATGAAGTTTTCTGAAAAGCTAACCTCCGCCAGATTTTTGATGGCGATTAGTTTTACTGTAACATCTTGCGTTCTTGCTATTATGAAAATTTTACCGCCCGAAGCTTTCACAGGACTTTGTGGAGTAGTTCTTGCCCATTACTTCGGAAAAAATAGAAACGAGCCTAAGATATGAATTTCCTAAACGCTGTTAAAAATAATTTTATTCTTCTTTCCTCAGTAGCCATTGAAAAAAAAATAGACGGTAGGGAAATTACCGAAAAACTAGATAAAGCCCTTGATGAAAAGCTAGGAAAAAAAGTATCTGAGAAAATGCAAAGAGGTCCGATTACAAATCTTTTATTTGAAATGCTAGAAGGCTTATATTCTGAAAATAAAATTGAACTCTCAAGGAGACTTGAAGAATGGATACGAAAACTGAAAAAAAACCTACCGTAAATATGGTTATAGAAAGTGAAGGTGACACTCTTAAAAAAAATATGGAAAGACATGATAGAGAAAAAAACTTTGCAATAAATCGTTACATGGCAAATCCAAAAAAGTGGTTCATGGCAAGATACCGACTTTTTAAAAGAAGAAAGAGGTAAGATATGAATTTTTTTAAGAGAATAGGGCAAGCAATCGCAGGATTTTTTAAATCTGATCTTGCAAAAAGAATTATAAATTATGCAAAAGACATACTTGCAGAATTTCTTGGTAATGTTGCAATATCACTTATTGATAAAGTAAAAGAGGAAGTTTCTAAAGCAGAAAAAGAAGGCGGCTCTGATAAATACGAAAGAGTCTTTAAAGCTGTTAGAAAAAGCTTTCCTGATATTGCAGAAAGAGAAATAAATTATGCGATTGAATCCGCAGTTATGGCACTTATAAAATAGTTCTCTTCCCTAGCCTTATTTTTAAATTTTAGCCCTCCCTTTTTGGGAGGGTTTTTTATTCCTCAAAAGGTTTGACAATATATACCTTATATGGTACATTTTTATAGTTATTAAAAGGAGGTAGTTTTTATGATTGTTGATGAAAAAGCATTACAAAAGATAGATTGTTTAAGATGCGGTCATCGCTGGATTCCTAGAAAAAGAGATGTTAGAAAATGTCCTAATTGCAAAACAGCCCTTTTTGATGTTCCAAAGAAAAACAAAAATGAAAAAAAACACAAAAGAAGAAAAACCGATGCCTAAAGTTATCCACACCGGTGAGGTTCTGACTGCTAAAAGTTATCCACACGGGTGCAGTTTTACCCGCATGAAGGTGAGGTTCTGACCGCATGAAGGTGCAGTTTTACCCGCATGAAGGTGAGGTTCTGACCGCCACCCAATTTTATAAGGTTAATTTTATGAGTAGCTTATATAAAAAATAAAGAGCTGCAAGTAGGTTTTAAGTAGGTTTTGAGATTGGTTTTAACCTTAGAAGGTAATCTTAAAATGAGTAAAGAAAAAAACCGAAGCAATGAAGAATATCAGCTCGCAAGGTTTGATTTGAATTTTGTGAGAGGCATTTTCTCGACTTCAAAAGTAAAAAAAGGGAAGCGAGATATTTTCTTTGAAAATCACACACCAGAATTTCCTCAAAAAGTAAACATTGATCAGCCTTTAACAACTTTTGATTTAAAAGTTTATTTATGCCTTTCAATTTTGTTTCGAGAGCAAAAATGCCCTAAAAAAGATTTTGTTTATTTTTCTTCAAAAGGGCTTGAAAGAGTTTTGCGCAACAGTCATGGAAGCACAAACTTAAAAGATATCCGAAAATCCATAATTAAGTTATCTGATGTGAACATCTATTTTACAAATTCTTGGAGTACGAAAGAGACATCATGTATTTCAAAAACAGTTAAAATTCCAATAATCACAGAGTTAACCATTATTGAAGGAAAATCAGAAAAAGGACAGCTTGAATTTGAATTTAGTAAATTTAAGTTTGGAGATGAAATTAAAAAAAATATTTATGAAAATTATTGCAAGCCAATAAGTCTCAGTGAAGTCAGGAGATTAAAAAAAGAAATATCCATATTATTTTATAACTTATTGGATTTAAAAATGTATAAGTCACGATTTTTTCACAAAAACACAAAAGAACTTTTTAAAGAGTTGGGATTAGCAGATTACAAAAAACCATCCGATAGAAAAAAACTTTTACTTCCTGTTATTGAAGAATTGAAATCCGCAAAATTTTTGGATGGGGTAATGACGGAGATTAGGCTTGTAAAAACAAATGATAATTCTGATTACAAAATAATTTGTAAAAAAAGACCTTACACAGAAAAAGAACTCATAAATAATTTGGCAGATCAAAATAAACGATTAATTAATCCTGAAATTCATGAAAGAAATAAAAAAGATGGGGGAAATTTTACTTTGTTAAGCAACAAAGAAGCTCTTATGGAAAAAATAGGGAAAGTTTATTATTGCAAACCAAACAGCGAAGCTGCTCAAAAAAATTATGATGAAATTGTTAAAGATTTGGAAAAAGATCCTAGCGTTAGAAGCGTAGAAGCAGTTGCCCATCATCGTTTAAATTCTGAGATAAAAAAAAGAAATGACCTGGAGGTAAAATGAGAATATCTACAAAAATAATGTGTCCATATTGTAAGCTTCCTCAAAGTATCGTGATTGATTTTTCTCTTGTTGATACTTTAAAAAAATTTACAGAAAAAGAACCCGATAGAAGTAATATTTTTATTGATGGTGAATATCATTTATGCGAAGAGCTTTTTTGTGGGCAATTTATTGAAAATTTTGGATGCGGAAAAAGATTTCGCATTGACTCTAAACTTAAAGTAACTACCACAGTTGAGAAAATAAATCATAGCCCTAATTTGGTATCTTATAACCGTCGCAGGGAACACAATGTTAAATCTTGTCCAATGTGTGAAAACACAGCTAATATTTCGAGTAAAAAAAATATTTCAAATACCCCTTGACATGAGGTTCCCCATAAGGTATACTATGAGTAGATTGACAAACAAAAGGAGAAACAAAATGAAGGCAGGGGAAACATACAGATTAGGAAGACTAGGAATATATGAAGGCTCAGAAAGAGCGAGACTAATTATTCCAGCTAACGCAAAAGTAAGGGTTACGGAAGTTAAGAACTCGAATGTCTTCTTTGAGGAGGCAAAAGAGGGGAATGGAATTAAGCCGACAGTAAGAATGAGCATCATGGATTTTGAAAGCAGCATCCGAAAACCAGGAG